GGCGGTACGTGCAGCTTCAATGAACCGATCCGCGACGGTTTCGACTGTCCATTCAGCCATGGCGGACTCCTTTCTCTCCGTACAGGCGATCGCCGATCCGGCGCAGCAGCTCACGTTCTACCCAATCAAGTCGGTCGTCTTCGGGCGATACAACCAGGATGTGTTGGTCTCGCCAGCCTTCGCGTTTGACTTGCTCGGGATCGGGGCGCGACTCTGGTTGAAGCCGCCCCAGCGGACTCTGATAGCGTGGTGTCGGAACCTTCATGTCACACCTCCTGTGTCTCAATGGCCCACAGCAGGATTGCCAGCGCGTCGGCCTCGTTGTCATCACCGGGCTGGAAGCCACGTTGGCGCATTGCACCGATCATCTCGTCCTTGCTTGCGTTGCCCTTGCCGGTGGCGTGCTTCTTGATCGTTCCGACCGGAACGCCCTGGTAGGGGATCTTGTGGTGCTCGCACCAAGCCGTGAGATGGGCCATAAAGCCGCCATAAGCGTGGGCAGCGTCGACGCCAGCGTGCCGACGGACTTCCTCGAAAAACACCGCGTCGATGCCATCGCAGGATTGCTTGATTTCGGTAAGCCAGCGTTTGAAGCGCAGATATCGCATGCCGCCGCCTTCAAAGCGCTGTGGTTTGAAAGCCTCGCTGCTGCTGCAGATGGTGCCGTCAAGCCCGCGTAGTGCCCAGCCGGTGGTGGTGCCCAGATCCAATGCCAGGATTGAGGGCAGACCACCCGGGCACGCTTTTCCATCCGAACCACCGTAAGACCCTCCACGTAGGTCAGAGGGAACGTCAGTTCCCTCTCCTACGTAGTAGGAGGGGGAGTTTTCGCCAACTTCAGAATCATCGAAAACCCAGCAACCATGCGGGTCTGGGCTAGTTGGCAAATTGGCAGCGCTGCCAACTTGCCAATTTGCCGACAACGCTGCATCTTCTTGATTTGTATGGGCTTGAAGTTGGCGGGCGCTTTCCAACTTGCCAACGTCTCCGAAAATCGGGGGAATGTTGGCAACCGTCTTGCCAACTTGTCTGTGCGTATTCATGCGGGCTCCTGCGAATCGTTGATGTCATCTTGGTAAACCCACACTTCGGGGTTTTCGACCGGCAATGCGGCCCCCGACTGCAGGCATTTGAAATGGGTGGGCAGTACTGCGACCTCGCGCGTCGGTAGTTCGCCGGTGTTTGGATCAGGCTCGCCAATAACCGAACGCAGGACCATGCCCTCGACACACAGGTAGCCGAACTTGGTGCGGGCAGGCGGCAGCCCGTAATCCGATGCATTGCGGAAATACTTGATATAGCCCTGTGTCGCGAGCGCAGAGAGGCGGTCGCGGATCGTGCGTTCACCACCGAGACCTGCTTTGCCCTCAAAGGCTTCGGCGAACTGGTTGGCGGTGTAGCAGCGTCCGTTGGCGGCTTCGTCGAATAGGATCTGCAGGATCACATCGCATTTGCGGCGACGTTCGGCGTCCAGACGTTGCCCGTATTCCTGCATGACCAGACGCTCACTGGAATCCACCTCGCGCCATTCGCCGTGGATTTTGTCCACGTGTTTGAGGGGGATGCCGGGGCCATTGCGTAATTCGAAGATGAGCTGGCGCGTACTGCGAGACTCGTCTGGGCGGTACAGCACCATCCCGCTTGAGTAGTAGCCGCGCAGACTGCCAGCACCGGCCAATGCCTGGAACGGGTCTTCTTCGAACTGCTTTTTCCCGAGCTTCTTGGTGTGGTGGGCGAGGACGACTCCGGCATCCGGGTTCACCTCCTGACGAATTCTTTCCACCCGCTGCGACAGAAAAAACAGCATCGCGCCGTTGTCGTTCTCGCCGCCTGCGTCCCCGCCATCGAACAGGTTGCGGATCGGGTCGATAGCAATGATGTCGGGAGGTAAGCCCCTAAACGCGTTCGCGATTGCAGGAATGATTTGGGCCAGGCCCGCGTCATCCAGCACCATGTGCAGTTGCGAGGTGGCAACGAAGTTGTCGCGTGCTTCAAGCAGCCGGTGGGATGGCAGCCGCACGTCCTTCACGCGTTCGCGTAGGTAGTGGTATTGCACCTCGGCTTGTAAATAGAACACCCGCAGTGGCCGGGGTGGGCGCATGTCCAGAAAGGTCGCGCCAGCAGCCATGTGCGCGAGCCACGACAACAGGAAGTCGCTCTTGCCAACCTTCGGTGCACCGCCAAACACCAGCATGCCGCCGGGGGTAAGCACGCGCGGCGAGATCAGGTCAGGTGGCAGCGGTGAATCATCGTCGAGCAGTGCGCCCAGCGTGAACGTGGGTAGCGATGGAGCCGCAGCTTTCACCACACGGCGTTCGCCTTGGGCAATCATCGTCGCGCAATCGAAGCCTTCCGCGACCGCATCAGCAGTATCCCATTTCTCTGGTTTGGTCGTGGGCGGAACTAGGATCACCACGGAGGCGCAACCGGCAGCCACGCAAGCTCGCGCAGCGTTTTCGGCGTAGTCCCAGCCCGGCGCGTCCCGATCCGGCCAGATCACTACCGACTTACCGGCCAAGGGTAGCCAGTCCGTTTTATCGATAGGCGCTTTGGCTCCGTTCATGGCGGTGGTCGCCACGATGCCTGCTGCGATCAATGCATCAGCGCATTTTTCACCCTCGACCAAAATCACCTGCTTGGCCTTGGACACTGCGGGGAGGTTGTAGAGCGGACGCGGATCGGGCGCTCGCCACATACGGGCACGGACATCCCATGGCCGGTACTCCTTGCCTGACGGCGGGTCATAGCGATAGACGCAGGCGATCAGTTGCCCGTCTGGCGTCAGGTAATCCCATTTCGCTGTATACGGGCCGAGCTCGTCGACTGCATTGGTACGAGCGGGTTGGCGGACGACAGACTGCGAGTGCGAGTGCGACACGATGCCCAGCCACTGGCGGATCTCGGCTGCCAGCCTTGGAAAGTCATGCCGAGCGGAGCGTCCCTGCGAACGCGCCCACAGATCAATGACATCGCCACCCTCATCGGTGGAAAAGTCTTTCCATAGACCGCGCCGTGGACCGTCAAGCTCAACCACCAGGCTCTTACCAGCGTTACCGTCGACGTCGCCCACGTAGAACTTGCCACCCCGGATGCGTCCCTGCGGAAAGAGGTAGTGAAGGACAGCCTCGAGACGATCCAATACTCCTACTCGTAGCACATCGGTGTCGGAGACCAGCTCGTCGTGCTGCTCGGGCGCGTCATTGAAATCGAGCCAGATGATGTTGTCGGTCATCATGTCGACCTCCAGCAGCGGTCCTGCCACAGACAGAACTTGCACTCAACATGCGTTGGCGTGGTGGCATGGCGCGGCAACAGGTCTTGGCTGTCCGTGGCCGTGATCACCCGAACCGCACGATCTGACATCCTTTGCGCCAGGCCGCCGTCGAATGGCACCAGCTCGAACCAGATCTCTTCAGAGTCCTTGTTGATGGCGGTAAACAATGCAGGGTTCGCAGAAATGCCCGGAATGCTGGCTTCCATGTAGGCTTGGTAGATGGCCATCTGCGCGGCATATACCGGTTTGGATTTGCTGACGCCGTGCTTGACCGTGTCCCGCCAGGACTTGTCGTTCATGGTCTTGCACTCCCACAGGGCGGGATAAGCCATGCCAAGCTCGGTGGGGCCACCATTCAAGACACCGTCGATGTGTCCCTGAATGCGACCGCCCGCGACGGAAAAGCCGAACTGACCGCCGCTGGCTCTCTGCGTGTAAAGGTCGAATCCGGCCATGCGTAGCCAACGGATGGCCAGATCTTCTAGGGTGTGTCCGACCTCAAAGATGCGCAGCACGCGGCCTGGCAGGTCGCGGCCAGGATCGACGGGGGTTTGCAGATACTCGTATTGCAAAGCGCGCTCGCAAGCAACGCCCAACCTCGACGCACCGAGGTAATTGCGCGGCGCTTGCCTATCACGCTGCTGGCGCAATGCGGCATCGATCAGCTCGCCGATCTGCTCCTGTATCTTGGGGCGGTGATTGAAGTCCAGCATCAGAACGGCACTCCCGTCGAAGCACGTTGACTCTGGCGCGATAGGCGTTCCTCAATAAATGCGCGATCCTTTTCGGCTATGCGTTCGTGCTCGACAAGCATGTGCTCCTGATAGGCTGTGACTACAACCTCGACCAGCATCAGCACTTCCTCTTTGCGGTAGTCCGCCAGCGGTCGCTGCATGCCGATCGATCCCACGTAGTCACCCAGCGGAGCCAGGCACGACGCCATCGCGGCAAGCTCCATGTCACTGGGATCGATCATGTGACCTCCGCTTTTTTCCATCAGCCGCGAGAAGGCGTTCTGGCAACGCATAGAGCAGAACACCCAGCGATCCGAGTAGCGTCGTGGATCGCTGCGCGGCAAGCGCGGATTGAAGTAGCCGAAGCCTTTGGCGGTTCGTGAACAGACGGCACATTTCACGCGGCCTCCCGATAGGCATCGTTGGCTGCCATGACCAGGCGCTGGATCGACGACTTGTTGAAATGAAAGGACAGCAGGGTCGACGCCTGATAGCGGGTCATGCCGAAGTCAGCACGCATGGCCTGCGGCAGGTATTGAAGTTGCTTTTGGGTTGGCGGCTCGTTCAGCCAGCGGCGGGTCTTGTGTGCGGAGTCAGCTGTCTCCTGATCGTTGAGCCAGTCATCTGCCTTAGCCATGCAAACAGTACGTTCACCAACAGCCAGCAGGTGCGGCTGTACGTCTTTCGCACCACCCACAGCGTGCCAGCGACCATTGAGGAAGAAGATCCCACCCCAAGCATTGAAGCCCGTCGCCATCAGCGCATCGTCGCTGCCAAACAAATCGCACCAGCGGAAATTGGACCGCTTGAGCAGATCGATCTCGCTCATGATGAAATCGGACAGCACGCCAAATTCCTGTGGCTGCCGTTGCCAGACGTAGCCACACAGCGGGCACTCCATGCATGCCAGCGGCACGATCGCGCCGCAATCAGGACAGTCTTTGGTCGGCGCATCGCCGTCGTGAAGGTGACCTTCGAGATTGACCTCTTGCTCCAACGAACCGTGCATCAGACTGGCTGTACCGAAGTCCAAGACGATGCAGTCTGATTTGATGACGCCAGGAAACTCCTGCGGATCGACAGTACGCAGACCGCGTCCGACCATCTGGATGAAGGTGGACTTGTAGGAGCTGGGTCGCAGCAACACCACACAACCAGTGGGCGTGTAGTCGTAGCCCTCAGTCAAAACCGCAACGTTGACGACCACCTGAGCCCGCCCGGTTTCGTACTCCGCCAAGCGCGCTTTACGCTCACCATCGGATAAATCGCCGTAGATCAGCACTGCCTGTACGCCTGATGCCACGAAGGCATCGCAGACGTTTTGCGCGTGGGCTACCGTTGAGCAGAAAATGATGGTCTTGCGAGTTGATGCCTTTTCTTTCCAATGCTTGATCACGGCTTCGGTAATCAGGCGCTTGTCGAGAATTGACGCGACCTCGTCCATGTCAAAGTCCATGGCCGTCTTGCGGACGTTTTTGAGGGCCTCCTGTACGCCGACGTCAATGACGAAGGTGCGCGGCGAAACGAGGTGTCCGGCAGCGATCATCTCGCCCAGGGTGATCTGGTCGGCCACGTTCGAAAAGACATCGCGCAGCCCCTTGCCGTCTCCTCTGTTCGGCGTGGCGGTCAATCCACAGATGCCTGCTTTCGGATTGCGAGTCCGCACGGCATCAATGATCGCCCGGTAGCTTGGCGACGAGGCGTGATGGGCCTCGTCGATCACGAGCAGATCCAGCGTTGGCATCTGCTCAAGATGTGGCAGACGCGACAAGGTCTGGACCATCGCAAACGTGGCCTGGCCGTGCCAGGACTTTTCGTTCGCGTCGAACACCGACGTTTGCATGCCCGGATTCACGCGTTCGAACTTGGCGCGGTTTTGGCCAGTGAGTTCAGTGCGATGCGCCAGGATGCAGGCCTTGGCATCGGGTT